TGACATATAAAGTGAACCAATTCTCTGCCCATTAAAAAGTGGCCAGTCAGCCATGAATTACCCCATTAGCGGCTGACCATCCACTGACCAGCCGCCAATTCTTTTAGAGTTTGAAAATCTTGTTCTCCCCGGAATCCCAGGTGATCTGAATATCGCCGGTGTTGGGTGTCACCGGCAGCCCGGTCGCGTTGTCGATGAAGGCGATCAGGGGGCTATCGGCGGCCTCGCTCACCCACTTGACGATGACGATGGCCTCGGCAACGGCGCCGCTGACGGCCAGGAAGGTTACGTCCGGGGCGTCGGCTACGCCTGCAGCCGGGTCAGCAGGGGCCAGAGCGATGTAGCTGAGAAGGCAGACAGCAGGAATGGCGCTCAGAAATTCATCGGTCGCCAGGTTTTTGACGTAGGGAGTCGGCGCACCGGCCGTCCCATCAATGTCCACCAGGTAAGCCCGGAACGTATCGCCCCCAGATTTCCACGAAATATCTCCCCGGAGGAACCCATTTCTTGCTTTGTCGTAAACAGCGTTGTTAGCCACGGCTTTTCTCCTTTAATCAAATAATTTTCCGTCTTCAAAGACGGCTGCTTCGGTTTCGAGTTCCTCATCCTGCAGGGGCCCGGAGAGAACGGTAATGATCTGGGGGACGCCCTTTTTTACCCTGAATAAGCTCCCCCCTTGGGAGCGGATAGACATTCTCAGATGACCATCCGTGAGCAAAATCAAATTCCCCCCCTGTGTCCCAACGATATAGCCATGTTGCCCGACCCATACCGGAGAGGGCATCTTAGCCATATCGGCAAATTTTGCCGATGTAACAGCACCCCCGGCCAGAGAGGCCGGCATATAAGCATAGGCCAAGGTGCCCGGGACAGCACCCCCTCCAACTCGCTTCAGGGCCATCTTCGCAGGGTCGGTTCCGTCTAAAAACCAGGTGGAGTCTTTGGAGTTGACATAAAGCCCGTCATTCACCGGGGCCACCATGATGAGGTCTTCCAGAAAGGGCTTGAAGTTCTGCGTCCGAAACCACTCGTATTGAAAGGGGTCGCTGTAAATCAGCTTCTTCCCCTTGCAGGCCCAGAGCCGACCGTGGGCCTGGGCAAAATGGCTCATGCCGGAGGGCGGCGCCACCTGGAAGGTGGGCAGAGGGACAACCGTGGGAGCCGTGATGACGCCCCCCACCACGTTCGCCAGGAACAGGTCTGTTCCGTTCGGATGCGTGACCCAGCATTGGCCGCCCGTGGGAAGGTTATTCAGCCTAATCCCACGCGTTCCGCCTTCCCAGGATACTCGAGTAATTTGCCCGTTTCCACTCAGCCGGGTGCCCTCTGACCGGGTGTAGCAGAAAGAATAAGTCCCGGGGGGGAGATCCCCGTCAATAAGGGTGAAGGACGGGGCAGGCGGAAGGGAGAGTCCCCAGGGCCTCACCTGGCCGCCCAGAAGCTCATAGACGGCTTCCCAGGACGGGGTAGCCATATAGACCAGGTTATCCAGTTCGACGTAACAGACGGTCGCCTGGGGGCCAGGAATAGCGCCCAGAGCTATGGCTGTTGACCCCTCGATTCGGTACAGGATCCCTGACGCTACTGCCAGCATGACGCTATCGGCCCAGAGAGAATGAACCCCGGGGAGTGGGATTTTGAGCGAATACCCCTGGCGCCGCACCAGCTTACCCCCGTCCAGAACCTCCACGTTCAAGGCGATCTTGGGCGTGATCCGCTTAGCGTCGTCCAGAAGGATCCCCGGGGCTTGCTGAAGATTATTCATGCCCCGGAAACCGAGTCCCTTTATCGGTTGCATAAACTGGCTCCTACCGGATCCCGGCCACCCGTGCGCCGGGGGCCACCCTGCATTTTGGACAAATAGTTGATGAGGCCGATTCCCTCAACCGCAGACCCTCTGAGGCCGGCGGCCACCTTCCCCTGCCAAAGCTGAATCCCCTTGGTATCAAAGTTTTCCACCTGATCCTGAAGATGCTCAAACCCCTTCAGGACGGCTTTGGAAACGATTACCCGCCAATGGTAGGACTCAGGGATGCAGACCGGAATGTCGCCAGGCTTCGCCAGGAGCGTCGGTTTCTTGTAGTACCAGAGATAAAGCGTGTCGTTCGCCTTGGGGTAAACCCCAATCTGGTTCCCGGCGTCGCCTTCTACCCAGGCCACCGCGGTCGGGTGATCCCCGGTTTCGTCGTGATCTATGTCCAGGTTGTCCAGATAGTCGATCTTCCGATACCGGGCAATCTCGTTATAGTTCGCGTCGGTGCACCGGAACAGTTTCTTGTGGAAGTTGGCAGGAAGGTCATACAGCCAATCAGCCGTGGTGATGGTCAAGGGGTAGGGGTCACGGAGCTTCAGCGACGGAAATTCAAAATCTCCCGCCAGTTCCAGGATGGCATTGTTTATCCAGGCGGGAAAGAATTCTTCCAGGCTCGCGTCCTGAAGCTCTCTTTGCAGAGCCCTTTCCATTTCAGCCAAAGTCATCGGTATGCCCCCCCCTACTCGGCTGGTTCTGGATCCAGCGCCTCTTTATCTGCCTTCCTAATGTGAGGGTTCAAACTGAGGTCGGCCCCACAAGCAGGACAATGATCCGCCATATCTGCCGGCTCATCGGTCATTTTTACCCGCCATGCGGGGTCGAATGAAACCAGACAAGTCCGGCAGATGCGGAGCTTCGTTGTCGGCTGTACTGTGGTGCCGATTTCGACGTCAGTTTCGCCCATTTTACCCTTCTTGCGGGGCCGGAGCCTTGGGTTTGGTGGCCGTCTTCTTGGGAGCAGCTTTCTTCGCTTTGGCAGCTTTCTCAGCGGCCAGGCGGAGGGCCTTTTCTTCGGCTGCAACCTTCTCGGCGGCCTCCAACCTGGCGGTCAAAGCCGCAAGCTGGGCCAGGGGGTCGGGGGCTTCGACGGAAACGCTCAGATCCGGGGCAGCCTTGGCCGGAGCTTCGGGGGCAGCCGGGACAGCCTTCAGCTTCTGGGCCACGAACCCGGGAGTCCGGTCGATATACTGCTGTAAGGCCACGATGGCGGCCGTCAGGATGGGCCCGGGGGCGAAGTAGGCGTACAGGTCGGAGAAATCCGGGATCGAGCCGTCGGCAAAGATCGGGTGCCCGGCAGGGGCAAAGCCGATAGGCTGGGGCGGGTTTTCTTCCTGCTCATGCCGGCGCTCGAACCAGTTCTCGGCGTCTTCCAAAAACGGGTTCGGGATAGCCGTCCGAAGCTGCTCAATGTCGGTCACAGGCAGCCCGTTGGAGTGCATATACGCACCATTGGGGCATTTGACGATGTGCAAGCCGCCGTCGATAAAGGACAGACCCGCCACCTTCACGGTTCCATGATCCCGGGTATGAAGTTCTTGCTGACCGGGAATCTCTGCCAATACGGGAATTGCCATGATTTACCTTCCTTTTATTGGATATACCAGATTGAATCCGGGCCTTGTTTAACCCGGTCTTTACCGAAAAACTCATAGACGGCCTGCTTCACGCCCGGGTACATGGGGTCGGTGAAGTCGTGGCCGCAGATGAACTTTGCCCTGTGAGCCCAGGCAAAGAGGTTTTCCAGAAGGGCTTCCCGGGAATGGTCATCGTCGAAGAAAACCATGTCCACTTCCGCCGGAATGGCCGAATCCACTGCAGCTTCCAGGGTCGTTTCTTTGAGCGTGACCAAGTTGGGGAAATGGCCGACGTTCTTTAGAAATTCCGGAGAGAAATCCTCGCCAGGTTGGAGCCCAAGATTTGGGTTCACATACTTGGCCCAATCACCAGAGAAGATGAAAGGATCCACGGCATAGACTTTCCCGTTGAAGGTGGGCCCGCCGCCGTTGCCGGTCGCCGCACAGAGGACGTAGGTACTCCGGCCCATAAAATTACCGAAGGCCGCCACGGAGGTCTTGTCCTTGGCCTTCTCATAGAGCCATTCGAGTTCCGGGCGGGTCATCCATCCCCGGATACCCTCCGCCTTGTCCACGGGGGTTTCCTCGAAGTCGTAGCCCATAAGCTCGACTATCCCCCAGGTGCGGAGGGCCTTCTTGAGTTCCACCACCTTCTGGGCGGTGTTATAGAGGTATTGATGATAGAAGAAATAACCGCCCTTCTCGAAGCCTGCCTCGTCGAAAAGCTCCTTGATCCGCCGAAACTTGAGGCCGTATTTGGCGATGTTCCGGCTCAAAACATAGTCGTCAATCAGGTGGGAACGCTCGACCACGGCGCTCCGCTGCTCTGCGACCGTGGGGAAAATATTGGCGATAGCCTGCTGGGGAGTAAGGTCATCCAGAGGGCGCCAGAGATCCACGCAGAGATTGCTGGCGACAGCCAGCCAGTTCCCGGAGCCGATATTGCGCCCGTCCCTCTCGAAGAAGCGGTCGGGTTTCCAGCGCACCGGTGCAAAATCGCTCCAAAAATGTCCCACGGTGTCCCGGGGGAGCATGGCCGTCAAGTCCGGGGTGTCCGGGTGAACCAGCGTGTCGGAGTCGATATAGATGTTCCAATCGTTCTCCATTTTCTGCGCGAGCTCAAAAATTTGCAGCTTCTCATAGGTGATCGGCCATTCAGGGAACTTGCGTTCCGTGATAGTATGAATCCCCGCCCCAATCTTACGGGCATACGCCTCGATCAGCGGATAAGTGAGATCCGTGATTTCCGGCGCATACCCGTTCAAATTGAGGGTAAAGATTGTCTTTTTAGGGCTCATTGATTACTGGCCCACCATTTCCATGTTGAGGGTGACGGCAGCCACGGCCACGTTGCCCAATTCCACCAGGGCTCCGGCAGCACTGGCACCGCTGACGGTGTGGGTCAAGTTGGCGATATTGGCCGGAGCCGGTACAGCCGCCGCCTGGACGCCGCCCGTGGTGGCGTTCCCGCCAGTAATGGTCTGGGCGTTGGCGACGTTGGCGCTCAAGGTGCCAGCGTTTGCCCCTACCATATCAACCGGAGGCTTGGTGCCGTTCCCGGCGATCACCAGGTCATGCGAATGGTTTGCCGGGGCCGGCACGGCGATGTTGACGTGATTCGCCACGGCGATGGAGCCAGCACCCGCTCCGTTGAAGATCCGGATTTTATGATTCGCCCGGTCGAAGTGGTAGATGAATCCGTTGGCCGGCTGCTCAAAGTACGCCCGTTTGATGGCCCTCAAGAAGCCGAACTTGCCAATGGCCGGCATGGGAACGCCCAGGGCCGGGTAAGTGAGAGCGCCGTTGCCGAAGGCGACGGTGGGGAAGGTGCGGATTCCAATGCGACCGTCCGGGGAACGATCAATGTCCTCGGGATTCAAAGTTACGGTTACGTTTGCAGCGGTAAGGTCAGCCATAGTGCTCTCCTTGGTGTTGGGGGCCGGGTTGAGCGGCCCGGCCCCTTCCCTTTAGAGGTTAGCTCGCGTTGGCCTCGACCCACAGGCCTTGAGCCGTAAAGTTCTCGCCCCGGTTCTGGGTAACGAGAATGGTCTGGAAGTCGCCGGCGATGCCGCCGCCGCCCGTCGCCGCCGTGGTGATTTCGATCACCAGTTGCTCGCCGGCGTCAAAGCAGGCCGGAGGCGCGGGAGTCGGGGAAACGTCGTCGTCCAGCGCGTTGGGAACCCGGCGCATATACTGTTTCCGAACAATGCCGAAATCCGCATCGTCAGCGGGGTCGGTCAGGGCCAGGGTGTCCAGAGCCAGCTTGTCGCTGATGGTCACGGTGAAGGCGTTGTTGCCGGAGCCGTTGAGAGCCACGGTCGCCAGGTTGGAACCAGCGACGTAGTTGACGCCCCGGTTCACGATCTCGACGGTGAGCACCGCTCCGGCATTGACGGTCAGAACCCGCAGCTTACCACCGGAGGCCCCGGCCTGGGTCACGGAGAGCAGGTCGCCCACCGCATAGCCGGCGCCGCCGGCATTGCCCAGCACCGCGGTCTGGATCTTTTTGGTATAGCGGTACAGGGTCATAATGCCCAGGGCGGTTTTGGTCGCGTAGCTAAAGGCGACCGTGGGCTTGTAGCCCCAATAAAGCACCGTCCCCGGCATGGGACAATCGACGGTCAGAATGGCGCCGGTGCCAGCCTCCAAGGCGATAGCAGTCATGGCGGTGGCGGCGATACGGCCAGAGTAATGGCTGATTACTTCTTCTCCATACATAGGATTAACCTCCTGGGGCTTCCCCCGGGTTTGAAATTACAGGCTGATGCCCTTAATCATTTTGGCCTTCCCGTCGGAGGCGCTGTCCCAGACCGGCCCGAAGGCGTAGATGCCCCACCATGCCATAGCCATCATGGTGGCGAAGCGGCCGCCGAAGTTCGGGTTAAGGCGAAGATGCGGGGTCACGGCCTCGATCCGGGCGACGGCTTCGTCACCGAACAGGCAGAATTCACCGAAGACGGTGCTGGTGCCGGACAGATTGCTGAAAGCCATCGCCCGGTTGATTTCCACCACTTTGATCTTGGCGACTTCGCACATTTCGCCCTTATAGAGAAGGTTCCCTTCCCGCATATACTGCTGCCACTTAATGACTTCGGAATCCCGCAGGAGATTCTCGACGTTCGTGTTGCAGGACAGCATGACGTAGTGCTCGCCGGCACCCTTGCTCCCCTTGTAGAAGGGGGCGTGGATGGTATCCCGCATATAGGCGGAGAGCTTCTTCATGTGCTCCGCCATCAGCGGGGA